GCGCAAGTTGGCAAGACTGAAATGCTTCTTAATGTTATTGGGTTTCATGTAGGTCAAGACCCTGCTCCAATGTTAGTTGTGCAACCAACTTTAGAAATGGCACAATCATTTTCAAAAGATAGACTTGCACCAATGTTAAGAGATACACCTAATCTTAAAGGTAAAGTAAAAGACCCTAGAGCAAGGGATGCCAACAATACGACTACACACAAAGTCTTTCCCGGTGGTCACGTTTCATTAGTGGGTTCTAATTCACCATCTGGACTAGCATCAAGACCAATTAGAATTGTGCTATGTGATGAGGTTGATAGATATCCTGCATCAGCAGGGTCAGAGGGTGATCCAGTTCAATTAGCTAGAAAAAGAAGTGCTACTTTTTGGAATAGAAAAATAGTAATGGTATCAACACCAACTAACAAGGGTTCATCAAGAATTGAAAGTGCTTTTGAAGAAAGTGACAAGAGATTTTATTATGTGCCTTGCCCAGATTGTCATCACGAACAAACTTTAAAATGGTCAAATGTGCAATGGGAGAAAGATAAGCCAGAAACTGCTTGTTATGTTTGTGAGGAATGTGGATCTGTTTGGGATGATCCGAAAAGATATAGAGCAGTTAGATTAGGCAATTGGAAAGCCACAGAGGAATTTAAAGGTGTTGCAGGTTTTCATATTAGTGGGATCTATTCTAGTTGGACACCACTAGCTGATGCTGTTAGGGATTTTCTTAGCGCCAAAAAGATGCCAGAAACATTAAGAGTTTGGACAAATGTTTATTTAGCTGAAACGTGGGAAGATCAAGGTGAACGTGTTGATGATTATGCTGTTAAGGAAAGAGCAGAACCATTTGGTGATAAACTAGATGCAAATATAATGCTTTTGACTTGTGGTGTTGACGTGCAAGATGATCGATTAGAATTAGAGGTTGTTGGTTGGGGTAAAGATGAAGAAAGTTGGAGTGTTGATTATAGAACTCTATATGGTGATCCATCAACACCTCATTTATGGAATGATTTAGAAAATATTCTAAAAAATATTTATGAAACTGAAGATGGTAGACAATTGCAAATCAGATCAGCTTGTATTGATAGTGGTGGTCATTATACACAAGCAGTTTATAACTTTGTTAGACCTAGAGAGGGCAGAAGAATATTTGCGATTAAAGGTATGGGTGGAGAAAGTAGACCTATTGTGTCAAGACCTACAAGGAATAATATTGGTAAAATAAGATTATTTACTTTAGGTGTTGACAGCATTAAAGAACTTATTTTTTCAAGATTAAAAATAACTGAGGTTGGTGCAGGTTATTGTCATTTCCCAGATGATAGATCAGATGAATATTTTAAACAGTTAGCATCAAGTGAAAAGATAGTCACAAAATTCCACAAGGGTTTTCCCAGACGTGAATTTGTTAAAACTAGAACTAGAAATGAAGCATTAGACTGCAGGGTTTATGCTATTGGTGCATTATCAATTTTAAACTTAAATTTAAATGTAATTTCTGATAGAATACAAAATGAAAAGATAAAAACGACAGAAGAACCATCTAAAAGACCTGTTAGACCTAATCGTTTTAGGGGTAATAGCTTTGTAAATGGGTGGAGATAATAGCTATGGCAAAAAAGTGCATTTTGGGTTATAGTAACTTGACAAAATAAAAAATTTGTAAAAGGGATTTATTGTGGCTAACCTTTTTGATGCAGATAATGCTCCTACCGAAGAACCAGAAGAATTTGTAATAGGCGATTTTGTTCAATGGAAAAGAACAGATTTATCGACTGATTATCCTAACACGACCCACACTATGGCATATGTTGCGAGAATTAGAGCAGGTGGTGTAAGTGAAATAACAATTAATGGAACAAATTCTAATAAAGATTATTTGTTTACAGTAACAAGTGCAACATCTGCTAATTTTGATGAGGGTCATTATCATTGGCAACTAGAAGTTGTTGAAACTGCAAGTGGTAACAGAATAGTTGTAGAAACTGGTGAATGGGAAATAAGACCAGACCTAGATGTTAATAATAGTGATCCACGAAGTCACACAGAGATAATGTTAGATAAAATTGAAACTGTTTTACAGGGTAGAGCAGATGCAGATGTTTTATCTTATTCTATTAATGGTCGTTCTTTATCTAAAATGTCACCAGATGAGCTAGTGCAATGGAGAAATTATTATAGAAAAGAACTAGCAATGCATAAAAGAAAAGAGCTTATAAAAAAGGGCAAGCCAACAGGTGCAACTATTTCGGTGAGGTTTTAGATGGGTATTTTTGATTTTTTAAAACGTGACCAAAACCCAAAAACAATCAAGAAAAGAAACTATGGTGGTGCGAGAGGTGGTCGCTTATTTGGTGACTTTATTGGGTCTTCTTTTAGTGCAGATAGTGAATTAAGATATAATCTTGAGGTTTTAAGAAACAGATCAAGAGAATTAGTTAGAGATAATGAATTTGCAAAGAGATATATCAACCTTATTAAAACAAATGTTGTTGGTGACAAGGGTTTCCATCTACAAGTTAAAGCTAGAAATGAAGATGGCACATTAGACAGACCGGGAAATGCGATTATTGAAAATGCTTGGAAAAGTTGGGGAAGATTAGGTAATCCAACTGTTGATGGTCGTATGAGTTGGTTAGATTGCCAAAAATATGCAATTGAAGCATTAGCTAGGGATGGTGAAGTCTTTATTAAAAAGCTATCTGGCAAAAGATATAAAGATAATTTTAGCTTGCAATTAATTGAAGCTGATATGGTCGATGAGAAAAAGAATGAAGTTCTGCAAAATGGCAATCAAATTAGAATGGGTGTTGAGTTAGATCAATATCATAAACCTGTAGCTTATTGGGTTTTAACTAGCCATCCCGGAGATAGACATTACAATAAAACACCCGGTCAGAAGCACGTCAGAGTTCCTGCTGATGAAATGATCCACGTTTTTATGCCAACCAGAACACATATGACAAGAGGTGAGCCATTTATGGTTTCTGTTATTAGCACTTTAAAGATGTTAGGTGCTTATAGAGAAGCTGAAATAATTGCTGCAAGAATTGGTGCATCTAAAATGGGAATGTTAACAACACCTAATTCAGATGATTTTATGGGTGATGATTTGCATGATGGTCATATGCCAATTATAGATGTTGAGCCGGGAACATTTCACCAACTTCCTGCCGGGTATGATATTAAGATGTTTGATCCAGATCATCCTAATACTGGATTTGCTGAATTTGAAAGTGCTATGCTTAGAGGTGTAGCATCTGGATTAAATGTTAGTTATGCAGCTTTATCAAGTGATTTATCATCTGTTAATTACAGTTCAATAAGACAAGGAGCATTAGATGAAAGAGATGGTTATAGATCTTTGCAAGAATTTATGGTTCAACATTTTGCCGAAGTTGTGTTCAAAGATTGGCTCTCAAGTGCGATGGACTTTGGAACAATACCAATACCATCAACTAAATTCGATAAATTTTACGATAATTCTACTTTTAGGGGTCGTGGTTGGAATTGGATTGACCCACTAAAAGAAATAAATGCTGCAGTTGTTGGATTGCAAAATGGTATATTATCGCATCAAGATGTTGCAGCTCATTATGGTCGTGATGTAGAAGAAACATTTAGCCAGATCAATCGTGATAAAGAAATGGCTAATCAATTTGGATTATCTATGGCATTTGAGCCATTTGGTCAAAAATTCCCTGCCGAGCCAGAAGTAACAAGTGGAGAAGATGATGGCGAAGTATAAAGGCGAAGATATAGACCTTACACCAACTGAAGCAATGGCTGAAGAAGCACAAAAGGGTCTTGATTGGCGCAAAGAGTTTGGTAGAGGTGGAACTGAAGTAGGTGTTGCAAGGGCAAGACAGCTAGTTAATAGACAAGAAGTTTCTGCTGAAACAGTTAGAAGAATGCATTCTTATTTTTCAAGGCATGAAGTTGATAAAGAGGGTGAGGGTTTTTCTCCCGGTGAAGATGGTTATCCATCAGCAGGTCGCATAGCTTGGGCATTGTGGGGTGGTGATGTTGGTCAAAGTTGGGCAAGAAATAAAGATAGACAATTAGACAAGATTGATGATGAAGCCACTAGAGCAATAGAAGATGAATTTCCAGATAAAACAATTACTGCTTTAGAGAATAAAGTAGAAGAACATAATGAAGAATATGGTGATACTGCATCTAAAAGGGTAACTTTAGGAATGTTGGCTAAAGTTTATAAAAGAGGTGTTGGTGCATATAACACTAATCCACAATCTGTAAGACCATCTGTTAGTTCTGAAGAGCAATGGGCAATGGCAAGGGTTAATTCTTTTTTATTTGCAGTTAGAAATGGTAAATATAGATCTGGTAAACACGATACAGATTTATTGCCAGAGGGTCATCCAATGAAGACTGAAGATGAGAGAGAATATGATGAATTTAGACCATATCCTAATGAGCATTCAGCGAGGTTAACAAACCCGGATAAATATGATATATTCAGACGTGAAAAGGATGCAGGTGGTAAAGGTATAGATTTTATTTATGGTATTAACGATCAAGGGTCTGAAATACAAGCTATAAGATTTGATGAAAAAGAGTTTACTGAAGAAGAAGCTAAACAATGGTTAAAAGATAACGATTTTGATTATATTTTATTCGAAGCTGCATTAAAGGAAAGAGGTGCTAAAATGGAAAATAGACACGTTGTAGATGTTCAAGAAACTGAGGACACAGTCACAGTTGTTTTTAAAAAGGATCATGCAGAACCATCTGAGGAAATGACTGAAGAAAAAATGGGTCACGAAGAAGAAGAAAAGATGGAACATGAAGATGAAAGAAAAGAGCCTATTACTTTAGATTATAGGGCGATGCATCTTGATGATAAAGCTATAGATGAAGAAACTAGAACTGTTAGAGTGGGTGTTTCAAGCGAAGAACCTGTAAAAAGACAGTTTGGAATGGAAGTAATGGATCATACAAAAGAAAATATGAACCTAGAATTTTTAAACTCTGGTCGTGCGCCACTATTATTAGATCACGATATGGAAAAGCAGATTGGAGTTGTCGAATCAGTTGAACTTGATGAAAATGCTCGAAGATTAAGAGCATCTGTTCGCTTTGGAAAAGGTGAACAGGCTTCTGAAGTGTTCAATGATGTTGTTGATGGGATTAGGCAAAACATTAGTGTTGGCTATCGTGTTGACAAAAAAGTAGAACGTGAGGATGATCCAGAAGATTATTATCGTGTCGCTACTACACCAATGGAAATTAGTATAGTGTCAATTCCTGCAGATCAGTCAAATCTTGTTGGTGTTGGTCGTTCTAGTTCCGAAACATTAAAATCAACCATTCAGATAAAGGAGAAAGATATGTCTGAAAAAATCGATCTTGATGCAGTAAGGGCAGAAGCAGCCAAATCAGCATCAAAAAATGCTAAAGAAATAATGACTTTAGCAAGAAAGCATAATAAAGCCGATTTAGGTGAAGATGCTATCGGTCGTGGAATTGACATTGCAGAGTTCAGAGGTGAGCTTTTAGATGTTATTGGAAACGACAAGCCACTAGACACACCAGTAACTGTAATTGAGCAGTCTGCTAAAGAAAAAAGAACTTATTCTTTAGGTAGAATGATACAGGCACAAGTAACTGGTGACTGGAAAAATGCAGGTTATGAAAGGGAACTTTCAGACGAAATAACAAGAAGAACTGGTAAGCAGTCACAGGGATTTTATGTTCCAGACTTTGCTTGGAGATCTGGTGTTATGACAACTGCAGCAACTGGTGCAATCGCAGGTGAGAATGTAACAGATCAGTTTGTTCCAACAATCCAAAGAGGTGACTTGTTCATCGAAGCATTAAGAGCAAAGCAAGTAATGGCTAACTTAGGTGTTACTTATCTTGGTGGACTAACAAATAGAGTTAGAATGCCAAAGATTGCTACTGGTGCAGCAGCAGGATTTGTGGAAGAAGCAGGTGATGTTTCAGATCAAAGTCCAACAGATGCAGGTGTAACATTACAGCCTAGAACATTAGGTGCATTCGCAACTATGTCAAGATTGTTAATGTTAGAAAGTATTCCTGCAATCGAGCAGATTGTTCAAGACGATCTACTAAGATCTATTGCTGATAAGATTGAATATTATGCAATTCAAGGTTCTGGTTCTTCTGGACAACCTACAGGAATATTAACAGATGCTAATGTTAATAACTTAGATATTTCTGCAGCTGGAGATGTAGCAGCACTAACTTGGGCAGACATTACTGATCTAGTGAAGCTAGTTGAGGAAGATAATGGTGTTGTAAATGCAGCAACATTAGGTTTCTTAACTAATCCAAAGGTTAAGGCGAAAATGGCAAACACAGTAAAAGTTGCAACAACTGATAGTGTGATGTTATTGAATGACCCTTGGAATGCCATTTATGGATACAAGGCTGAGTTCACAAATAACGTGCCATCAGACCTAGATCCGGGTGATGGTGGATCAGATGCATCAGCAATGATATTTGGTGACTTCTCACAGTTAATGGTGGGATTATTCGGAGCACCATCAATCATAGTTGATCCTTACTCTGGTTCAAAGTCTGGCGATGTTCAGATTAGTGTTATGCAAGAAGTTGACGTTGCATTAAGAAATGCAATTTCATTTGCTAAAACAGATGAAATATCAACTGCTTAATTAGCATAAATTCTTGAGGGTGGGTGCGCATACCACCCTCATTAAATATTGTGAGGTATTATGAAAGTTAAAATATTAGAAAAGTGTTACACAGGTACACAAGGAAATATGCATAAAGGCGAAGAGCATGAACTAGATGATCGTATTGCAAACAAATTAATTACTAGAGGTTATGCAGAAGAAGCGAAAGAGAAGAAGAAGAAAAAAAGTTTTATTAACAGAGCAGTTAAGGCATTAGAAACACCAGAGGATGAGTAATGGCAGTTGAAAGTGCAGCAGATCGATTAATATTCTTAGATGTAGATGATTTTGGAACTACTGCAAGTTATACTGTTCAAGGTGGATCTGCTGTCAATATTATTGGTATATTCGACAATGAGTTTATAGAGGTTGATGCAGGTGGTACTGTTGGAGTGGCAATTCAGCAACCTAGATTTTTATGTAGAACTAGCGATGTATCTAGTGCTACTGAGGGTGATGCAATAACAATTTTAGGAGTAGCTTATACAATTAGGATTGTTCAAGATGATGGAACAGGAATGACAACTTTAGTATTAGAGAAGAATTAATGGCACACGTTAGAAAACAAATAAGAGATGCTATAATTACTGCTTTAACAGGGTTATCAACTACTGGTTCTAATGTTTTTAGATCAAGAATATATCCATTAGAAAGCAATAAAATACCCGGATTATGTGTCTTTAGTAAATCAGAAGCTACAACTTTTGACACGTTAACAAGACCTAGGTCAATTAATAGGGTTTTAGAAATTGGTGTTGAAGCATATGTAAAAGCGACAAGCAACTATGACAATACACTTGACACTATTGCAGTAGAAGTTGAAGAAGCTATTGCATCAGATGTTACTTTGGGAAATCTTGCGAAAGATACTCAAGTGACATCTTTTGAAGCCGATTTTAGTGGCGAGGGTGAACAACCTGTAGCTATTGGTCGGTTTACTGTTGAGGTGATTTATAGAACCTTAGAAAATGACGTAGAAACTGCAGCTTAAAAGGAGATAAAAAATGGCAACACACGCAGGATCAGAGGGAACAGTTAAAAGTGGTGCAAATGCAATCGCTGAAGTTCGCTCATTTAGTTTAGAAGAAAGTGCTGATACTATTGAAGATACAACAATGGGTGATGCATCAAGAACATATTTAACAGGATTAAAAACATTTAGTGGTTCTGTAGATGTATTCTGGGATGAAACAGACACAAATGGTCAAGTATCCTTTGCAGTTGGTTCTTCAGTAACCTTAGCAGTTTATCCAGAGGGTGATACAGCAGGTGACACTTATTATTCTGGAACTGCGATTGTGACAGGTAGAACAATTACATCATCATTTGATGGTATGGTTGAAGCATCTTTCACTTTACAAGGCACAGGCGCACTTACAGCTACAACTGTTTAATAGGTGATTAATGTCATTAGGTGAACAGATAGCAGCTAGACGTGTAAAAGAAAGAAGAACTATAGAAGTTCCAGAATGGGGCGAAGATAATTCTCCATTAATTTTATATGTAAGTGCGATTACTGCAGGTGATATCAATAAGTTGCAGAGGAAGCATAAAAACTTTCTTAATGATATGACTGTAGATGGAATGATTGATCTTATAATAATGAAAGCTGAAACCAAAGATGGGAATAAGGCATTTACATTAGAAGATAAACCATTTTTAATGAGTGAAGAAGTAAACATAATTGCAACCTTATCTGCAAAAATGTTTGGTGATATTGTTCCAGTAGAGGAACAAGAAAAAAACTAAAAAGCGATTTGTTAAGGTTTAATTTATTAGCTTTAGCAGATCGCTTACATAAGACAGTTGATGAAGTTGAACATTTAACTTTATCAGATATAAATGAATGGCACGCTTATTTTAAGGTGGTAGAAGATGGCAGATCCAACAAGAATTAAAATTACTGCTCTTGATGCAACCAGAAATGCTTTCAGAAGTGTAACTAGAGGTTTAAAAGGAATTTCTAGTGCTGTATTTAGTTTGAAAACTGGTCTAGTTGGATTGGCAGGAATTGGTGGTTTTGGGTTATTAATTAAATCATCATTACAAAGCATTGATACTCTAGGAAAAACTGCAACTAAATTAGGTGTTACCACTAAAGAATTGGGTGCATTAAGGTATGCAGCAGGGTTATCTGGTGTTGAAATTCGTACTGTTGATATGGCAACCCAAAGATTTACTAGAAGATTAGCAGAAGCAGCTAATGGAACTGGTGAAGCTAAAGATGCCTTAAAAGAATTAAATTTAAATGCAGTTGAATTAAGTGAATTGCCATTGCAACAACAAATGCTAAAATTATCAGAAGCATTTGGCAAAGTTGAAAAAAGTTCCGATCAAGTTAGATTAGCATTTAAATTATTTGATAGTGAGGGTGTTTCTTTTGTTAATATTCTTAAATTGGGTTCGCAAGAGTTAAGAACACTTTTTGAAGAAGCTCAAGATTTAGGAATATTATTATCTGGAACAGCAGTCAAAGGTGTTGAAGATGCTAATGATGCCTTTTTTAGATTGAAAAGTTTATTTAAGGGCATAACAGATCAGACTGTTGCAGGTTTAGCTCCTGCATTAGAAATGTTAGCTAATTTAGTTAAAGATAATATTCTTCAAAATATAAAAGATGCAAATGGTAGTGTAGAAAATTTTTCACGATTGTTAGGAGTTAAATTTTTAGAGGGTGTAAAAGCTACCATTATAGGTTTTGTTGAATTCACTAATGCATTAACTTTAATGATTACCAAAATCGGCATTGCTAAAGATATGTTTGGCAGAGATATATTCCCCGGTTTTGAAGAAATACAACCTATAACTGTAAATTTAAAGTTTTTAAATGATGCAATTGATAGCCTAAACAAACAAAAAAGTCCATTCGATCAAGATTTTTTTATGGATGCTTCTCCAAAAATACAAGAGTTGACCAATGAAACTAAAAAAATGGATATTGCAACCAAAAACTTAGATAAAACTATTAGAGATTTAACTTTTGGTGTTGACGATTTTGCAATTAAATTTGAAAAAGCAAATAATAAAATTCAGTTAATTCATTCTTTAGATCATTTTGGGAAAATAAAAGCACAGTTAGAACCATTAAAAACAGTTTTAAATGATACTGAAAAAGCATTTATTGGAGTTGCCAAAAGTGCTACCGATAGAATGGCAGATAGTTTAACTGGTTTAATTCAAGGAACTATAAGTGTTAAAGATGCTTTTAGAGATATGGCTAATTCAATTATTTCTGATTTAATTAGAATGGCAATTAGAAAATATATAACAGATCAAATATTTGGATTTGCAACAAAAGCAATATCTGGAGCATTTGGTGCATCTACTATTCAAGCTAGTAATGTTGAGGGTGGTGCAGTTATTGGAACTAGAGCGATAGGTGGCTCTGTGCAAAGGGGAAAGCCATATATGGTAGGAGAAAGAGGTGCAGAGTTATTTGTGCCTAATAGAAATGGTGCAATAATTCCTAATGGTGCAATGGGTGGTGGTGCAGGTGTTGTTGTTAATCAAACTATTAATTTAAGTACAGGAGTTGCACAAACAGTTAGAACAGAAGTATTAGGAATGTTGCCACAAATAGCTGAAGCTGCAAAGGGTGCAGTTTACGATGCTAGACGTAGAGGTGGACAATTCGGATCAGCATTTGGAGCATAAAAGATGGCTATAACATATCCATTAACATTACCTACAGTTACAGGAATACAATCAGTTAATTTTATTGTTAGAAATTCAGTTGGTGCAACACAATCACCTTTCACTTATGAACAACAAATATTTAAAAATCCCGGTCAAAGGTTTGAAGCTGATATAACCTTGCCACCTATGACTAGGGCAAGTGCTGATGTTTGGAATACATTTTTCATAAAGTTATATGGTCAATATGGAACTTTTTTATTAGGTGATCCAAATGCTGCAACACCTAGAGGAACTGCTTCTAGTTCACCGGGAACACCTGTAGTTAATGGTGCAAGTCAAACAGGGAACACTCTTAATATTGATGGAGTTCCTGTAAGTCAAACTGGTTATCTTAAAGCAGGTGATTATATTCAATTAGGAACTGGTAGTAGTGCAAGATTATATAAAGTTTTAGATGATGCAGATAGTAATGGTTCTGGTGAAGTTGAGTTAACTATTTATCCAGATTTAAGGTCATCACCATCAGATGATGCAACAGTTGTTGTTTCAAGTGCTGTTGGTTTATTTAGATTGACTACACCAACACATAATTGGGCAATTAGTATGGATGGATTTTATTCATTATCTTTTGGAGCATCTGAAGCAATATGAGTAGGGATATAACAAGTGCAGTAAATACCATATTAGAAAGCGATAATTTATCCCCCTTTTTGGCAGTTGATTTATCTTTTGATGGAGGTAATTTTGTTTGTTGGACAGGTTATGGAAATATTAGTTTTGGTGGTACAACTTTCATTGGTGGTGGGGATTTTCTTAATGTTTCTCAAATAAGTGAAACTGCTGAAATACAAGCTAATGGTATAAATGTAACTTTATCTGGAATACCATCAGATTTAATTTCAAGCGCTTTAAATGAAACTTATCAAGGCAGACCTGCAAAACTATATTTAGGTGTTTTAGATGCAAGTGGTGCTGTAGTTGCTGATCCATATCTAATCTTTAGTGGTCGAATGGACACAATGGGCATAGAAGATAGTGGTGACACAGCTAATATTAGCTTAACTGCTGAAAGCAGATTAATTGATTTAGAAAGAAGTAGAGAAAGAAGATATACATCTGAAGATCAGAAAATAGATTATCCTAATGATAAAGGTTTAGAATTTATTGCTGATTTACAAGATAAAGAAATTGTATGGGGTAGGTAATGGGATTTTTTAAAAATTTTATTAAGGCTATAACCAATCCTGCTACTTTAATAACTGTCGCTGCTGCAGTCTATTTTGCTCCGGCTACTATGATAGCTGCTGCAGGTGGAACATTAATGTTCGCTGCAAAAGCATATGTTATATCTGCTGCTGCTAGTGCTGCAATTCAATCGTTATCACCAAAGCCTAAATTTCCTAGTTTTTCAGATTTTGCTTCACAATCAATAAATAGAACACAAATGATTAAGCAACCAACTGTTCCTAGAAGAATGGTTTATGGTGAAACAAGGGTTTCTGGTGTTTTAGGTTTTGCAGAAAGCACAAATGATGACAAATATCTTCATTTAGTTATTCTTATGGCATCACATGAAGTTAATTCTATAGGGCAAATATATATAAATGATACTGCAATTACATTAGATGGAAGTGGTAATTGTACTGCTCCGACACAATATGCAAATCTAATTAGAATAAATAAACATTTAGGTTCACCAACACAATCAGCAGATGCAGATTTAATAGCAGAAAGTGATGGTAAATGGACAAGTAACCATAAACTTAGTGGGATAGCTTATGTTTATGCACGATTAGAATTTGA